GCTTCCCAGTCTACAGGGAGCTTATTGTTAGTTTTTCCCATGATTTACAGAGTAAGACAAAGCGGTGACAAAGAGTGACAGGGGGATCATGTATCAGAATTAGAGTAAATGACAAGGCAAAAAAGAATATCTGTGAAAATTTATATCTTTATTTTCTTGGAGTTCTGGTGGGTTTTGTCATCCTTGTCTCGTGGTCAATGACGACCACGCAACCAACACCAAAAGAAAGAAGTAAATATGAACCACAGCATCAAAAAATCAGACATACACAAACTTTCTCAATGCCTCCCGGTCGAGGGATTGTGGACAAGTTCACGGGCACACTATCAAATTGCGCAGGATATTGCCGACGAAATTCAGCTTATGACCGATTTTTCGGTCACGGTAAAACTGTTCCGTCACAACGGAGAACACCTCCAAGGAGATGAGCGCACGGGCACAATGGTCGTGATCAGAAACTAATCTACAAGGTGAAATAATGAAAAACCTTATCCTTAACGCACTAGCGTTCCTTTTCGGATCTGCATTCTGTGCCTTCATAATCCTTTGCCTACTCTGGAATTAATGAACACGTCAACACAATGTAACGTAGAGATTCACCTCTACTCATCACCCGACTTCACCCGAAAGGGATACGGAAAAAAAGTGAAGGCAAGGGGGGGAGAGTATTCAGCTTGCAAGGGATATACGGACGTTCGGTTTGTACATATCCCCATGGAAAATAACGTAGATTTAATCAATGAAATAATAACAAAATTCGGACACCGAAAAACGTGTGTTATTTTCAGAAGTAAGGAATTTCATTCCTTTCCATCGTGGGTGGTGGTTCAGAAGGTTAACAGAGAACAGGAAAGCCCATTATTGGATGCCATCGGTGGATTCAATGCGTCTGTTTACCAAGCCAAGAAAAGGGGGATTATATCATGAACATCATAGAAAACCTAATAAACGGAAACATAAGTGACGCAAAGCGGAAAGCCCGTAATCGCTCGTTCATGTGGCTCAACTCACAAGGTGCGGCCTTGGGACTTTCGCCCCTTGAAAGGTGGAATCATTCCGCATTTCTAAAGGGATGGATTAGTTGGGAAGAATACACGGAAAACAAGCAAAAAAACCAAAGCATTTAACATTATGGAAAAAAGCGTTTATCATTTAACAGAAAAGCACGTTCGCCTTGTAAAGGGAAAAAAAATTATTATTGGCAAGCTGAAAAGAGATTATGATTCAAGTTATTATGTAGAAAGCGGAGATGGTGAAAATTATGATCAGCATTATTTCCACCCTCTTCACGTTGAAGGAGTCTGGAAAGATTGCATCTTTCTTAAATAAATCAAAGCATTTAACATATAAAATTATGAGAAGCAATATTGGAAGAATTCACGACGACTACTTAGACCCTGACAAGTGGTTATATAATAACTGCAACGAGGAAAGAGAAGAGGAAAACCTTAGATTGTCCCCATCTCAGAAGGGACAAATTACCAAGCTGAGAAAATCCCTAAGTGAAGCAAGGTCTCTTGCTTATGATCCAAAGAATCGAAAAATCCCCACATTGCAGGATCTTTTCTCCCATTGTCCAGAAGGTGACTTTTCTTATGAAGGAGAACCAGAAGATGTGGGCAATGCTTGGAATTGTGATGATTCAGATTGTGAATCACAATGGCACATCTCTTGCCAAGTTATAGAACAAGGCAGGAAGGATGGGAAAACATGGTTCATAGTTCTGGAGGATTCCATTGCAGGGTATGGGGATTACCAACCCGTAGCAGGGTGGGATGAGAGAGAAGGGGATGAGGTGGATCAATCCAATCTCGAGGATTTATGGTTTCACCTAGAAGGGAGGAGTATAGATCACTTTTACGGGTGGGGAATTTATGACTTAGAATGTGCCACCACGGGGAAAGATCCCTTAAAAGATTGGAAAATGGGGAGCGGAATAACGCTAGAAAAAGCGATAAAATCGGCAAGACAAAACCTTAAATACCTAAAAACTCACATTAAAAAATAAATCTAATAACATGAAAAAACTACTAAGCATAGACACCAACGCAAAGACAATCAAAGGCCAGTTAAAAGGCTACCTCACGGGGATTCTTTACCTCGCACCAAGCAACGAGTCGGGAGTGGTAAACACTTGCGGCTATGCGTCGCAAGGATGTCGTGCCGCTTGTCTCTTCACGGCTGGAAGGGGAGCTTTCCAGAATGTCAGGAAAGCACGAGTGGAAAAGACAATGCTTTTCCATTCTGCTAAAGCTGAGTTCATGGATCAATTAGTGGATGATGTTAAAGCACTAAAGAAGAAAGCTGAAAAGCTAGGCTTTAATCCTTGCGTCCGTTTAAATGGGACAAGTGACATATCATGGGAAACAATCCCAGTCGGTAAGGCTTCTAACATCTTCGAACTCTTTCCCGATGTTCCCTTCTATGATTACACCAAGAACATTAAGAAGGTATTAAAGCTGAAAGAAAATCCCCTTACTAATTACTCACTCACCTTTTCACGTTCAGAGAGTAACGCTTCTCATGCAGAGCTTGCCTTGTCTCTGGGCGTGAATGTGGCGATGGTGTTCAAGGATTTGGAAAAGGTGGACTTTGCCTTTAATCGTCCAGTAATAAATGGCGATGAATCCGACTTGCGTTTCCTCGACCCAAAAGGCGTAATTGTGGGACTCAAGGCAAAGGGTAAAGCAAAGCATGACAATTCAGGATTTGTACTATGAGCGAGGACGTTATATCAGCGCTTAAATGGTGTTTCCTAGGCTTACTCTATGCAATGCCCGCTCTTTTCCTAATGGCTGGTATCGTGACTATCTGGAAGGATAACAAAAGCAAATAACATGAAAAAGAAAATATATAGAAAACAGCTCCTTAAATGGATCGGGAATAATATAATGATATTAGATTGTTGCAACAAAGAAGAACTTGCATGGCAACAAGTCTTTCTTATGAAGCTAATCAAAGAACTGGACGAGCTTATCTAAAGCCCCACAAGGAAAGCCCCTAGGATTATCCCCTAGGGGCTTTTTGTTGCCATGATCCAAGCCCCTAGGAGGGCTTCTAAATCACTTTGATTTTCTCCCCTTGTGGATCATCGCCCGGAATTGCCTACGATTTAAAAGGCTTTTATGCTTTGTCTTACAATTGCTTGCAATTACGCACAATTACACACGATGTGGTTTGTAAGACGATTTCTCACGAACGCTTACTTTGTCCAGATCGGTAACAAATCCTAATTGGTTTTGGCTTTCCTTCTTTCCGTCGGGCATTTCCCGTCGGGCAGTTTCCCTCATCGTCGGGCAGTTTACGCCACTTGATTTGGTCGTAATTGTCCAAGAAGGCTTTGGAGTTGCAGGATCGGGGGGTGTCCCCCTTTCCTGCCTGTCCATACATATTACTCATTTCTTTTATTCTTCTTTTGGTGGAGATGTTTGCCACTGAGTGTTGAAGGTGATGCCCCTCTTCTCAAAGAACTTTTCACAGGCTTTGCTCACGGTGTAGGACAAGTTATCCATGTAGGAATCCCAGTCCTCTCCGTTTGATGTGTCGATGTGAACGTGCTTGTTGTGTGGGACGTAGTTCAGGCTACGAGGTTTCTTCATTGGATTGATGAAAGGAGTTCTTCCAAGCGGCAGAGGAGGCAATTCTCTGTGTCTTCTTCGTCGGGCGATCCATGCTGGATGCCTTCAGTATTGCGAGCGACTAGTGCAAGTGCAACATAGCAGTCCCCTAGAAGCTCCCACATATCGGGAGCCTTGGAGAATAGCTTGGTGAACTTGAGGCTCTCTCCGATTGCAATGGAGGAGTCCATTGTGAATACGGTCTTTCCATTCTTGTCCAGTACCATGTCTGCGTCTGCACGGAGTGGAAACTCCATAGGTACTCTCACTTCTTCTTGGTCAATTCCAGCGGGTATGATGATGCTCATTTGTGGCGTTTTAGTATTGGGGTTATTTCGTCTGCGATTAGTTTTGTCTTACCTAGTGTGTTGTATGATTGAATATTCTCTAAGGTGTGGATGAGGAGAGCAAGCTCGCTTTCAAGGTAAATGATCCTGTTCTGAAGTTCTAAGTTGCGATCTCTAAGGTAGTCGTTTTCAGAATCCATGTTCCATTTTGTGTTTGGTGTTTGCGATCTCCTTCTTGGTTTCCTTGAGGGAGATGGAGTTGAGCATCATCACGCATTCCATAGGATTGTCCCGATAGAATATGGCAATGGCTTTCTCTGTTTGCTTTCTGGAGTGTTCGAGAAGCTGAAAGCAAAAAGCAACCAGTCCTCCCAGAACTCCGATTGATCCTACAATGATGACAATGGCGTTCATAGTTCTGCGGTGAGGGCAAGCTCCTCGTCAGCGGCCTTGATGAGCTTGATCAGTTCCTCTGCCTGTTCACGATCAATAGTGATCTTGTCTTGCTTGTGCCACTTGGCAAACTTGATTGCAACGTGGATGGTGGGTTCCAGCTTGTTGAGCAGGAGGTGTGTGTTTCGGTTTTTCATAGATTGATTATTTACCAAAGATTGAATCGAGGTGGGAGAAATATTGCGGGGGTTTGTTTTTTTCTTCAAGCTCTTTTTCAGCGGCTAGTGCGAGATGAAGGATCTCTCTGGCCCTCGCCTTGGAGATGCGGATCTCGTCCAATCCATGACGATCTGCTTGATTGATGCACACTTGAAGTAGTGGCGTGATGCTGTGGAGTATTGCTTGTGAGTGTTTCATATTAGCGGTCTCGGTCGTTATAGTAGTCGGGGTCGGGAAGGGCATCATTTTCGATCTCCTCGAAGTCAATGTCTTCTCCGCATTTTTCACACACGTCTGGGGTGATTTCTCCACCTCCCCATTGGTCTGCCCCTGAGTATTCAACTTTGAACTCGTGTTCACATTCTTCGTTTTTACATTTGTATTCTACTTTCATGTTTGGGTATCGGAGGTTGTGCCGATGGATCAATACTTTCAGGTGCAAGATTTATTGCAAGAACTTTTTTTATGAGCCGTGAAGCGGCATAAACACTAAGCCCCCGCCCCGAACATGACAACGGGACGAGGGCTTGTGCAACCAAACCGACACCAAATTTTTCTAACTCTTACGAGACTTTGTTCCAGAGCATTTGCTTCTTTTTAGCGTTGATATTATCGTACAATCCTTTCTTCTTCATATTAAAATGGGATGTCCTCGTCGGAGTTTACTGAATTGTTTTTGGGCTTTTGCTCACTCTGCTTGTAAGGCTCCTTGATGGAACCGGAGATGAAGTTTCCTCCATTTTTTCCGGTTTTGTTCCAAGCACTCATCTCCCACTCCTTGCCGTTGATGGTGATGGTTCCGGTGTATTGCGGAGCCTTGGGATTTGCGTTGTTTTTAGGGAAGAGGACAAACCTCTTTTCGTTGTCGTATTGCATTTGTTTTTTTGGTTATTTATCGTCAAAGCGCATAAAGCTCTGACGAAATTCAAGAGCTATTCTAGCTCTAGCACAAGCTCTGGCAAGTTTAATATTTAGGAACCAATCAAAAGGTTTCTCTTGCTCTCGTTCAATTACAAGGAACAAATCGCAATCATGCTCGATTGCCCTTGACTCTCTGGATGCTCCATCAGCGTTTAGCTGGGTGAGAGCCAATATGGTTATGTCTAGCTCCTTGGCAAGCTGTTTAAGCGTTCTGGAAGCCTCTGCAACTTGTCTTTCTCGGCTGTCCTTCCTATCCGTAGGGGAGAGTAATTGAATGTAATCCACGACGATTAGGCGAGTTTGATGGACAGCACACATACGGCGCATAGCCGCCCGGAGCTGGAGGGGATTCACATCGCCCTCGTCTCGGATATAAATGGGAAGAAGGGAGACTTGTGTTGCCGCCCTGCTGATTTTATCCATCTCCTCTTTGGTCGGCTGTTTGGAAAGAACTGATATGTCGGCTTGTCCATAAGAACTTACGAATCGATCAAACAATTCGCCACTGCTCATCTCAAGGCTGATAAATCCTACCGGATGACCGGCGGTAGCCGCCCTGGTCGCCATGTTGACAGCCATGCTGGTCTTTCCTCCCTTTGTAGCCGCCCCAATCACGATGAGTTGCCCCTTTCGGAATCCTCCGGTTAGGTCATCAAGAGGCTTGAATCCGGTGGTTATGCCGATGAGTTTTCCCCTGTTTTTGAATATTTCCTCGTAGGCACTCACCCTGTGCAATGCCACTTCTTTAAGCGATTCAATTCTCCCCTTGCTCTCTGCATCTGCCGCCACTGCCACTAGAGCCTTCTGCACGACTTCCGATAACTCTCCTGCCTCTGCTGGATTCTGGGCTGAAGCTATGATTTTCTCTGCCGCACTTATTGCTAATCTCGCAGTGTGTTTGTGGCGAAGTATCTCAAGGTAATCTTTCCAGTTGGATAGAACTGCTGGTGAAATAAAACATTCTGAAATTAAGGAAGCTCCTCCCATGAGTTCAAGCGTCCCTGCATTCTGCATATGATCCGTGATGGTGACTAAATCACAATCCTTGCCCTCCTTCCATAGCTCCAACACCCCTTCAAATATGCGTCGATGATCTGGATGATGGAACAGCTTTGGCGTTGCAAAGTCTGCCGCTTCATTAAGAATTGAAGAGCGTTGTAATACGCAGGAAAGAAATGCTTTCTCTGCCCCGTCAGATTGTGGAGTTGTCATGCCTTCTTCTTCCGCTTTGGTTCTGGTTTGGCGGCTTGCAATGCCCAATAAAGTACTACTTGCTTCTGGAATACGAACCACTCCTTTGATAGATCCTCTTTCCAAACCACTTCAAAGTCCCCCTCATCTTGCTTGCCAATACGTACGATGGCGTGAGAAGTGATTTGATTGATTTTTTTTGTTCCAACAACCTTAACACCTTTTGGAATAATCTGGTATGGGCCAATTTTGATATTCTCTGTTTCTTCTTTGCCAAGTAGAATTGGAACTTGCTCTTGATTTTCGTTCCACAATGCGGCATACCCTGCAACTTGCCTCCAATAAGAATCGCTGATCTTCTTGCTGGTTTTGAAGTCGATCAGAACATGATCCCCATTTGATCGCTTCGCAACAAGGTCAATGGTTCCGCCATAACACACTCCGTTATGAACGAGTTGAGTTTCAGTTGCCACCTTCTCCAGATGTTGCTCATCCCACCAATCAATGAACTTGTTGTAGCATAGCAAAGCCTTTTCGATGTCCTCGGTGGAGTAATCTTCAAGGTCGGCAACTTGCTGGTTTAGGTAGCACTCAATCAGAAAGTGGGCAATCGTGCCTATGTCTGCGGCCTTGTCTCGCTCCTTGCGGTAGTCCTTGCCCTCCATGCCAAGGTTCCATGCCCAATGAATCAACGCCCCAGCATCGTCTCCGATCTTGCAGATTGTGCTACCACCCGGCACTTGGGTCTTCCCGTCTGACAGGAAGTATTTTTGATGAGGTGCATTACGCACCAGTTTTACTTTTTCCATTCCTCAGTCATATGAGGCTTCCAATTCGTTGTCGAGAACAAAATCGTCCCAATCATCATCGGTCATTCCACTAGCTCCCGTGGCGTTCCCAAGCCCATTCTGCGTCACAAAGATTTCACAAAGTAAGGCAAGTGCATCAGCCCTGTCAGGAGAATTTCCCTTCGTGCGTTTCTTCAAATCCTTTTTGCTTTCCAGCAACGTGCGTTCGTTTTTGAGGGAATAGATTCTTGCACAAAGCTCCCTAGCTGTTTGGTCATCAAGACCACGGAGCCTTCCAGCCATCACGATCACCTTGATCTGTCCCCAGAGTTGCGTGACTCGGTTTGCATAGACTTGCTTTGCAGGACGTATATCCTCTGGGCTGATTGGAGCATCGGTAGCGGCTCCACCAAAGCTCACCCTAATAAACCCGTTCTTCCATCGTTGCTGAATGATGTCTGCGATACCAGCACCACCTCCAGTTGCATCAAGTGCAAAGTCCTCTGGCCTCACGTTGTG